ACCAGTTCAACGCTGAAAGACTTATGAAGTCTCAAGGTAGAACTCAAACTGCTGATAATGATATCAATGCAATCAACTCAATGGGAATGGTTCCTCAAGGTTATAGAGTGAACAACTTCCTAACTGATTCTGATTCTTGGTTCTTAATTACAGACGTTCCAAATGGTATGAAGATGTTCTCAAGAACTCCGTTGACTACGTCAATGGAAGGAGACTTCGACACTGGAAACGTTAGATACAAAGCTAGAGAAAGATACGCGTTTGGCGTTTCTGACTATAGAGGTATCTTCGGTTGTAGTGGTGCATAATCAGTAAATAATTTTGTGGCGGGACATAGTTTCGCCACATTTAAACAGTAGAAAGAAAAACTTATGAAAAAAACTCTCATCAACATCTGGGCCTACAACCACCATGCAAAATTTAATATTGAACATGAGTTTGATACGGCTGAAAGTGTTGAAAAAGCTATACTTGACAAAGTTGGAGAAAGAGGTATAGTTTGGGAAAATCTCGGATCAAGTTATCATCCGGGATTAAATAGAATAACTTATGAAGAGGTTATCGATGATACAAGACCTATACAAAGCAAAAAGGTCCTTGGAGTTGAAGTGGGAACAGGAGCATCTGGATAATAACAGGTATACTCTTGAGATGGTTAGAATTGACGACAAAGTCAAAAAAGTCATCACAGATATCAAGCTTGAAGAAGCAAGATTAGCTCACTTAAAGAATAGCGTAGAAGGCGCTGCTCCACAAGTTTCTGTAGCTACTTAGACAAAAGCTACATCGCTGAAATGCATAAATACCTAGGGATCTCTTGCACTCTACTCAAATCTAGTATACTACTTACTTACTATATAATAAATTAATTGAATGCTGACCTATTATAGTGGACGGCCTAGAGACAGTATTCATAATAACTAGGAGAATATATCATGGCAACAACTCTATTTAGAGGACCCGTACTTCAAGGGAAAATCAATGAAGCAGGTTTAACTGGATTTAATATTGAAAAAAAAGAATCTAGCTATACTGTAGCAAACGGTGATTCAGGAAAAACACTTACATCAAAAACTGATGGTGTTGTTTTTACTTTACCTGCAATCTCAGTCGGAAGAGTAGTAACCTTCGTTAATACTGCACAAGATGGCGTTAATACTTTTACAATTAGTCCTGCCGCAGCTGATGGTATTTTGTATGCTGGATCTTTAGTAGACGATAAAGACCTTATTAATACAAAAGCTACATCTAAAGTAGGTGACTTTGTTACTCTTGCATCTTTGAACTCAACTGTTTTTTGGACAGTTGTAGACGTTCAAGGTACGTGGGCAAAAGAAGCATAATAAATAATTAAGGGGCCCTTCGGGGCCTCTACAAAATTTAAGGAGAAAATTATGGGAATAACATCAAAAGTTAAACAATCAATAATACTAGCAGCAGATGGACAAATTCAATCCCTTGTTGCTGGCTCAGCAGCCAATATTACTAAATGTAATATTATGAGTATCTATGCACAAGCTTCAGCAGCAGATGCTGAAATAAAAATATATAATGAAATTGGAGATGCAAAAACAGCAGCTAAATTAATTTACCACGGTAAATTTGGATCAGCAGCCAATGAAACTATTGAATTTAATTTACCAGGTGCCGGTATTTATGCTGATACTGGAATGTATGCAGATGTAACTAACTGTGATTTCTTTTATATTATAGGAACATTTTAAAGGAGTATTAAATGTCTAATACAACTTCAGGTGCTTATCAATTTGATCAAGACTTTTCTATTGATGAAATTATTTCAGATGCCTATGAACGTATCGGTTTAGTTGGTACTTCTGGACATCAATTAAAAACAGCTAGAAGATCTTTAAATATTTTATTTCAAGAATGGGGTAATAGAGGTTTACACTTTTGGGAAATTGGTAATACAAATGTTACATTAACTCAAGGGTCTACTACTAATGTTAATGCAACTGACGAAGGTGCTGGAACATATACTTTTTACAGAAACTCAGTTGATAGTGCCGCAGCAGCAGCTGCTTCACCCCAAGCAACAACTTTGCCTGTAGCAAATATCTATGGTATTACAGATCTTTTAAATGTTACTTATAGACAAAATTATAATACTACTTCTCAATCAGATGTTGGATTAACTAAAGTAGACAGATCCGCATATTCAGGTACAGCTAACAAAGCTGCAGTTGGAACCCCTTCTCAGTTTTGGGTACAAAGATTTATAGATAGAGTTACAGTTACACTTTATCCTTTACCTAGTGCAAGTGCTGCGGCGGCTACAAGTAAATTAAGTATATATTATGTTAAAAGAATTCAAGATGTGGGAGCATTTAGTAATGCAGTTGATGCCCCTTATAGATTTGTTCCATGTATGGTTTCTGGTTTAACTTATTTATTATCTCAAAAGTTTGCACCAGAGAGAACACAAGAATTAAAATTGTTTTACGAAGATGATTTAGCAAGGGCTTTATCTGAAGATGGATCTCCATCTAGTACATACATAACCCCTAAAACTTATTACCCTAATATCTAATGGCTGTTTATTCCAAAGGTTCTAGAGCATTAATGATCTCAATGAGATCGGGTGCTGCATTTCCATATAATGAAATGGTTCAAGAATGGAATGGATCGTGGGTTCATAATTCTGAGTTTGAAGTTAAGCAACCTCAACTTACACCAAGACCCGTGGGCGCTGATGCACAAGCCTTGGAACATGCATATCCAGCAAGAACAGAATTTGGTGTTTTAGATTTATTAATGTTTAATCCATTTGAAACATACCAAGTTGGATCAGGGATTGTAAATGTTAATTTACCAGGACATAAATATGAAACAGGAGATATAAAAAGATTTCGTGGTGCTCCAGGTATAGCTGGAAATTATAATACACCCGATAATGTTAATGGTATTACAGGAGCAGTTATTGCAAGAAGTACAGGATATGCTATAACAGTAGGTAAATATGTAACTGGAGCAACTGATGCTACTCAAACTAATTGGTTTTGGTTTACAGCCGCAACAAATGCTACATCAATAGGAAGAGGAGGAGGTTACCCCGTAGGAGTTGGGCCCGTAACCTTAGAAGCATAATTATGGCATACACTTACGCAACTTTAACAACAGCAATTAGAGATTATACTGAAGTAGGTTCTACAGTATTTACACAAGCTTTAATTGATGACTTTATTATGTTATCTGAAAATAGAATTAGTAATGATCTACCTATGGATGCAGATAGATTTGTTCAAGAAGGGACAATGGCAGCTGATGTAAATAGTATAAGAGTACCAGCAGGAACTTTATTTGTAAGAGGAGTAGAAGTATTTAATGCAGCCAATACCACTGAACAAGGTTTTTGGTTAGAGAAAAGAGATCAAACATTTTTATCTGAGTATGTAGGAAGATTAACAGGACCAGAAGGTTCTCAAACCGGTCAAGATGTAACTGGAACTCCTAAATATTATGCTATGTTTGGTGGAGCAACTGGATTAAGCGATACTACTTCAGGCTCTATTTATTTAGCACCTACGCCAGATGTTAATTATAATTTTAGAATATACTATAATAAGCTTCCAACAGGTTTATCAGCGTCTAATACAACTACTTATATAAGCAACTACTATCCAGAATTAATTTTAAATGCTGCTTTATCACAAGCATTTTCTTTCTTAAAAGGGCCAACAGACATGTTGACATTGTACGAAGGAAAGTATAATAATCAATTACAAAAGATTGCGGGAACGCAATTAGGAAGACGAAGAAGAGATGATTACACTGACGGAACTGTCAGAATTAAAATTGATTCACCGTCACCTTAAATTAGGACTAGGAGCAAAATATTATGGCAATATCATCGGCAATATGTAATACTTTTAAGCAAGAGATTTTAGTGGGTACCCACAATTTTACAGCATCATCTGGAGATACTTTTAACCTAGCTTTATACACAAGTTCAGCATCTTTAGGTGCAGGCACTACAGCTTACGCTTCAACAAATGAAATTACTAACACAGCAGGTTCAGCTTATTCTGCAAAAGGAAAAGCACTTACAAGTGTAACACCAGCTTTAGATAGTAGCACAGCTGTTTGTGATTTTGCAAATATTTCTTGGACATCAGCTTCCTTTACAGCTAATGGTTGTTTAATATTTAATGACACAGCAGCAGGTGATCCTGGAGTTTGTGTAGTCGCATTCGGTGGAGACAAAACTGTAACTAGTGGAACTTTTACAATTGAATTTCCTGCGGCAGACGCGTCTAACGCTATCGTGAGAATAGCATAAGGAGTAATTCCTTATGGCTAATACTTGGAACCAAGCCAATACAACCTGGGGACAAAATCAATGGGGCGATCAAGCCGACATTGATGTAACTCTTACAGCACCTACACAATTATCAACATCAATTGGAACAGTCACACCTTTTAATGAATTAGGTTGGGGCTCTGATACATGGGGAGCAGAAAACTGGGGTGAGTCAGGTTTTACAGTTTTACTTTCTGGACTTTCAGCAACATCTTCAGTTGGAACAATTACACCTTCTGATGTAATGGGACTAACAGGACTTTCAGCAACGTCTTCAGTTGGAACACTTAGTATTGGACTAGGAATTAATTTAAATGGACTTTCAGCAACATCTACTGTTGGCTCAATTAGTGTTGGATTAGGAATTCCATTAACTGGAATTTCAGCAACATCTACTGTTGGAACACTTACACCAGCAGATCAAGTAATGGGATTGACAGGAATTTCATTAACAAGTTCTCCTGGAAGTTTAATTGCAAAATCAGATAATACAACTACCTTAACTGGAATTTCATCAACGTCTACTGTTGGATCAATTACACCAGCAGATCAGGTAATGGGATTAACCGGATTATCTTTAACTTCTGCAGTTGGAGGTATAGTTTTAGATCAACAATCAGTTTCACTAACGGGTCAACAAACAACTACTGCAGTAGGGGATATTATTATTGGAATAGTAATTCCTTTAACAGGAGTATCAGCAACATCTTCTGTAGGATCTTTAGTTACAGGAGTTGGGTATACTTTATCGGGACTAACAGCAACTTCTTCTATAGGTTCTTTATCTCCTCCTCAAGTAATGGGCTTGACTGGAGTATCAGCAACTGTTAGTGTAGGAAATGTAGCACCTTTAGGATATGGAGATGTTACAGGAACACAGAGTGCTAGTTATAGCAACATATCAGCAACACAAAGTGCTAGTTACAGTAATGTAACCGCAGCACAAAGTGCTAGTTATACGGACGTTGATAGTATATAAACGTCATTGACTTTATAAATAATATAAATTAAAGATCTAATTAGGAGAACAAAATTAATGGCATCCACATATACACCTCTCGGAGTAGAATTAATGGCTACCGGCGAAAATGCTGGTACTTGGGGAACAAAAACTAACGCAAATTTAAATTTAGCTGAACAACTATTAGGTGGATATTTAGAAGTATCTATTGCAGGCGGAGTACAATCTACACCTTTAAATGTTTCTGATGGAGCTTTAACAGGTAAAGCTCAGAATAGAATTATAAAACTTACAGGTGCAATTACAGGAAATCAAACGGTGACATTACCGGTTTTGATGGAAAATTTTTACATTATTCAAAATGCAACTACAGGGGCATACACAGTAAACTTAAAAGCACTTTCAGGTTCAGGGGCCACGGTCACTTGGGCAACGACTGATAAAGGTTGGAAAATAGTATATGCAGATGGTGTTGCAACAAACACAGGTATTTACGACACAGGATTCTCGACAACAGCAGGAGATGTAACTCTTACTGGAACACAAACTTTAACCAACAAAACTTTAACAGCCCCTAAAATTGGAACTTCAATTTTAGACACAAACGGTAATGAATTATTTTTATTAACAGCAACAGCTTCAGCAGTTAATGAATTAACATACGCAAATGCTGCAACAGGCAATGCACCTATTTTATCCGCAACAGGTGGAGATACTAATATTGGAATTACTTTAACTCCAAAAGGTTCGGGAGCCGTGAAACTAGATTTACTTACCTTCCCAACTGTAACAGGTTCAGCAGATCAAATTTTAACTACTAACGGATCCGGAGTTTTATCTTTTGTAGATAACTCAGGGGGAACTTCATGGGTAGCAGTTAAAACTTCAGGATTTACAGCAGTCGCAGGAGAAGGTTATTTCTGTAACACAACCAGTGCCGCATTTACAATGACTTTACCAGCAGGGACTTTAGGTGATGAAATATCTTTTGTAGATTATGCAGGAACATTTGACACTAATACTTTAACAGTTGCACCCAATGGAGCAGAAAAAATTCAAGGTGTTGCAGCAAGTTTAACAGTTTCAGTAGAAAGAGCAGCTAATACTTTGGTCTATACAGATGGAACTCAAGGTTGGTTGTTAAAGGCTAAATAATGTCTTCTTATAAAAAGGAGATTGGAACAGCGGTTCAAAATTACGCTGGTGATCCAGACAATCCACTTACAGGTCAACTATGGTACGATAGTGCTAATTCAGAATTCAAATATAGATATCAAGCTTACGGTAATGCGTGGTCAACTGGTAATTCTATGAATACGGCTAAAGTTTTTCCAGGGGGCGCTGGAACTCAAACAGCAGCTTTAGCTTTTGGAGCATTTAATCCTAGCACTTCAGCTACTACAGAACTTTATGATGGATCAAGTTGGACTGAAGTCAATGATTTAAATACTGCAAGAGGTAGAATGGGATCAAATGGAACTTCTACATCAGCATTAGGTTATGGAGGTGCTAATCCATCAATAACAGGTGAAACTGAAAGTTGGAATGGAACAAGCTGGACTGAAGTAGCAGATTTAAATACTGCAAGACAACAATTAGCAGGAGCAGGTGCAGATAATACATCTGCATTAGCTTTTGGAGGGCTCAATCCTCCAACCTATTATGCAAACACAGAAAGTTGGAATGGATCAAGTTGGACTGAATTAAATGATTTAAATACAGCTAGAAGAGATTTAGGAGGAAACGGAATAATAACATCTGCATTAGCTTATGGTGGAGACACACCTGGATCTACAGCAGCAACAGAATCTTGGAATGGAACTAGTTGGACAGATGTCGCTGATTTAAATACTGCTAGAAGATTAGCGGGAGCAGGTACAGATAACACAAATGCTTTAGGTATAGGAGGAGAGACTCCAGGTGGTGCTTCAGCTTTAACTGAATCTTGGAATGGTTCAATATGGACTGAAACAAGTGATTTAAATACTGCTAGACAAGAATTAGGTGCTACAGGTGCTAGTAATTCATCAGCATTAGCTTTTGGTGGATCTTTAAATCCTCCAGCTGTAGCGTTTACAGAAGAATGGAACGCAGGCATTAATCTTGGAGCATGGTACACTGGTGGAAATTTAAATACTGCTAGAAATTATATTGCAGGGACAGGGACTCAAACAGCAGCTTTAGCTTTTGGGGGAAATGTTCCTCCTAATACAGGAGCAACAGAATCTTACAATGGAACAGCTTGGGCTGAAGTAAACGATTTAAATACTGCTAGAAACGCATTAGCAGGAGGAGGCACTCAAACATCAGCATTAGCTTTTGGTGGAGCAATCCCTCCTACAACAGGTGCAACAGAACTATGGAATGGATACACTTGGACAGAAGTTAATGATCTGAATACAGCTAGACAATATTTTGCAGGAACAGGAGCTGACAATACTTCAGTTTTAGCTATTGGTGGATATTCTCCTACAACTGGAAAAACAGAAAGTTGGAATGGAACAAGTTGGACTGAAGTTGCTGATTTAAATACAGCAAGATATGGTTTAGGTGCTGTTGGAATAGCAACTGCTGCATTAGCTTTTGCTGGTAATAACTTAGGCCCTTTATTTGCTCAAACTGAATCTTGGAATGGATCCGCTTGGACAGAAGTAAACGATTTAAACACTGCAAAAGATTTTCCAGGTGATGCAGGAACTCAAACAGCAGCTTTATGTTTTGGTGGTAGAGTGCCCGCTCCAACAGCATCAACTGAATTATGGAATGGAACTAACTGGTCTAATGTTGGTAATTTAAATATTGCTAGAAATGATTTGGCAGGAGCAGGAACTAATACAGCTGCTTTAGCTTTTGGCGGAACCTCAGGTTCACCTACAGGAGCAACCGAAGAATGGGATGGAACAGGTTCAATAACAAGAACAATAACAACAACAAGTGAATAGGAGAAAACTATGACAAAAACATATCAATACTGTGTAGCAGAAAACTGGGGAAAAGGATTCATTGATCACGTAGAAGCGATCAAAATTTCTTTTAACGGTTTACCTGGTAATGTTTGGCAAGTTCCCGCTTACAATAAACATGCAAATCTTTGGATTGCAAAAGTAAGTGGAACTGTTAAAACATTAGCTGAAGCTCAATTGATTGTTGATGCAGAGGTCACAGCAGCACAAACTGCATGGGATGCTTTATCTGACGAAGATAAAGTTGATAACCCAAGACCAGCTGACATAACATTGACTGAGTAAAAAGGAAAACAATGACCGAGTACAAAGGCATCAAAGGCGGAAAAGTACAAAATTATGATACGGACCCAGGAACCCCGTATGTAGGACAGGTATGGTATAACCAAAATTTAGGTGACTTGCGTGTTCGTTCTACAACCTTAACAAGTGCTTGGGCAATGGGTGGTAATATGAATACTGGAAGAATAGCTTTAGGTGCAGCAGGTACACAAACAGCTGGACTTGCTTTTGGTGGTAATCTTCCACCGAATACAGCCAATACCGAACAATATGATGGTACAAGTTGGACTGAAGTAAACGATTTAAACACTGCTAGAAATTCTTTTGGATCTAATGGTACACAAACTTCAGCTTTAGCATATGGTGGTTCAATATCTCCATTTCAACAAACAGAATCTTGGGATGGGACTAGTTGGACAGAAGTTTCAGATTTAAATACTGCAAGAGATTCTTTTTCAGGAGTAGGGGCTAATAACACATCAGCACTTGCATTTGGTGGAGAACCACCAAACGATGGAACAACTAATACAGAACTTTGGAATGGTTCAAGTTGGACGGAAGTAAACGATTTAAGTCCTGGCACAAGAAAAGGGGGTGGATTAGGTATTGCTACATCAGCTTTAGCTTTTGGAGGTCAGAATCCAAGTAATACATCAGCAACACAACAATGGAATGGAACTAGTTGGTTTACTGTAAATAGTTTAAATACTGCTAAAAGTACGTTAGCAGGTGCAGGAACCACTTCAGATGGTATAGCATTTGGTGGTTTTTCTACAGCAACAGTTGCACAAACAGAAGCTTGGAATGGTTCTAATTGGACTGAGACATCTGATTTAAATGTAGTAACAGATTTAAACGCTGGTACAGGAACAGGAACAGCTGCTTTATCTATTGGTTCTCCTAGCATTAAAACAATTACCGAAGAATGGAACGCGAATTTTGCATATGGTGTATGGGTTACGGGTGGGAATTTAAATACTGCTAGGGATAGTTTAGGTGGAACAGCAGGTACAACTACTACAGCACTTGTTTTTGGTGGTATTGATAATTCACCAGCTGTAACAGGAGCAACAGAAGCTTATAACGGAACAGCTTGGGCTGAATTAAATAATATGAACACAGCTAGAAGATTTAATGGTGGAGCAGGAACACAAACATCAGCTTTAACATTTGGTGGCGCAACTCCAACTATAGTGGGGATTGCTGAATCTTGGAACGGAACAAGTTGGACTGAAGTAGCAGATTTAAATAGTAATAGAAGATATCTTGGAGGTGCTGGAACTGATAATACTTCTTCTTTAGCATTTGGTGGATTACCTAGTGCATTAACAGAATCGTGGAACGGATCAAGTTGGACAGAAGTAGGAGATTTAAATACTGCTAGAGGTTTTATATCGGCTGGAGCTGGAACTGCAACAGCAGCATTAACCGCTGGGGGTAGTCCAGTATCAGCATTAACAGAATCTTGGAATGGAACAGCTTGGACAGAATTAAATGATTTAAATTTGGCTGTACAACAAAACGCAATAAGAGGTACTCAGACGTCCGCTTTAAATTCTGGAGGTTATGATGGAGGTAGTCCAGGTCAACAAACTGGAACAGAATCTTGGAACGGAACAAACTGGACAAATGAAAACGGTATGAGTGTCGCTAAACAAGGTGGAGGACAAAGTTCAGGAGGTAATACTTCAGCATTAGCTTTTGGAGGATCTCAACCAGGAGGATCTCCAGCAGGAGCATCAACCGAAGAATGGATTGGTAACGGAATTATAACGGAGACGGTAGATTAATATGGCAACATACAAAGAAATACACGGAACAGATATTACGGTCGTAGCATCAGATCCCTCTAACCCAGTTGTTGGAGAAGTTTGGTACAATACTACAACTCAACAACTTAAAGGTTATA